AAAGATAACACAGACAGATGCCAGACGACTATCCCTTGTTGAACAGATCGGAAAGTGTGAAATGAAATTGTCCAATCTACAGTCAGAAAAAGAAGATTCAGACAAACTATCTAAAGAGCTTGAAGTCTATGATTTGATCATGCAGGCAGTTTCAAAGAAAGGAATTCCCAGACTTATTATGAGATCACAACTTCCTCATATAAACAACGAAATTGCAAAAATATTGCAAGGCGTTATGGGATTTACAGTTGAACTAGAGGCAGATGTTGATACAAACTCAATGGATGTTCTTATCAACTATGGAGATTCAAAGAGAATTATTGAGCTTGGCTCTGGAATGGAAAAGATGATATCATCTCTAGCAATACGTGTTGCATTAATAAATGTATCATCTCTTCCTAAACCTGACGTGTTTATTATTGATGAGGGATTTGGTACACTAGATGAGAATAATATTGCTGCATGCAATAGGCTCTTAGACTCTATGAGAAAGTGGTTTAAAAATATAATAATAATTTCTCATGTTGATGGAGTCAAAGACGTTGTTGACAATATTTTAGACATATCTTCATGTGGAAAAGATGCAAAGCTCACGTACAACTAAAATATCTAAAGATGAAATTAGAATAGATCACAAGTTAGGATTTACAATTATTAAACCTTCTAATCGACTTGTTACAATTCCTTTATTCTGTGATGTGTGTTCACTTGCAATGAGCGGCGAATTAGATACAGCTTATTATGAAAAGTATTCATGCTGCTCATCTTGCGGCATGAAGTGGGCTGATATAAATCAGTCAAAATGGCAATCAGGGTGGAGGCCCAAAAGAGAAGAAATAAAGAAAGAGATAGATAGAAGACAATCTCTTCCTGTTTCTTTCTCACTTTAGAAAATATATAGAGTAAGAGGTATTTTTTTATTATGCTAAATTTTCATGAAGTCAATATTCTAGGCAATATTTGTGACACATCTGTCGGAAGATCATCGACTGTAAATTCTCCAACAATGTCCATAAAGACGTCTCTTCAAAATGATAAATTCTCTGTTACATACATGACTATTGTAAATCTAGGGTCTGTATATGAGACGAGAAAACTTGCAGAAAGATATGCAGAAGAGTCAATTAAGTTAATCAATGACTATATGAAGAATGTCAAAAAGCAATTTAAAGGAGAGGCGGGAAGAGCACTAAAGGTAAAAGAGCTAAATACTAGAGATGTTGTAGACGTAATTACAGCATCAGCCTTTTCACCAAGAAGAAATGCGTACTATAAGAGAATAACGACGTTTAGTGTGGAATAATGGCGTCAGTTAATAAATCACGCCAGGTAAAAGAGATAATTAAGTGCGGAAAAGACCCTGTTTACTTTTTTAACAAATATACCAGAATCCAGCACCCCGTAAGAGGTCTAATTCCCTTTGACACTTACCCGTTTCAGGATGAGTGTGTTGATGACTTTATAGACAATAGGTTTTCAATAATTGTTAAATCTAGACAGTTAGGTCTGTCTACGCTTACTGCTGCATATGCCACGTGGTTGGCAATATTTCAAAAAGATAAGAACATTCTTATTATCGCTACTAAGCTAAGCGTCGCTCAGAACTTTATTAAAAAAGTTAAGACAATATTAAGAAATCTTCCGCAGTGGCTTATTCTCCCACAGATAGTGACTAACAATAAACAGCTCTTAGAGTTCAGTCACGGATCTTCAATTAAAGCAATTCCAACATCTGAAGATGCAGGTAGGTCAGAAGCGCTATCATTACTAATTGTTGATGAGGCAGCATTTGTTAGAAATTTTGATGAACTCTGGATGGGACTGTACCCTACAATTTCAACAGGAGGTCGAGTAATTATACTGTCCACACCAAATGGTGTAGGTGGGCAATATCACGAATTATTCACTAATGCTGAAGCAGGATTAAATGAATTTAAAGCAATAAGACTTCCATGGGATGTGCATCCTGAAAGAGATCAGGAATGGTTTGACAAAGAAACCAGAAACTTCTCCGCTAGAAAGGTTGCCCAAGAGTATCTTTGTGATTTTGCATCTTCTGGTGATACATTTCTTACAGACGAAGATCTAAAATACCTTCATGCACAAATAAGAAGTCCGATAGACAGAGGTGGACGAGACATGAGTGTCTGGATCTGGAAGTACCCGCTGTCAGATCACAGATATGTCCTTTCTGCAGATGTTGCCAGGGGAGACTCTAAGGACTATTCTGCATTTCATATCATAGATGTAGACGAAGGAGAGGTTGTTGCAGAGTATAAGGGGAAAATACCTCCTGATGATTTTGCAGTTCTTATAAGTGAGTTTGGTCTAAAGTACAACAAGGCACTAGTTTGTCCAGAAAATAACAGCTATGGATTTGCAACGATTATAAAACTAAAGGATCTAAACTATCCAACACTCTACTATAGAAGAAGAAAGGCAGTTCTAATAGGTGACTATATTCCCCCAGGAGACACATCTATAGCAGGATTTACAACAAGTGGAAAAACCCGCGGAATGATCTTAACAAAGCTTGAAGAGGTTATTAGAAATAAGGAGGTCAGAATTTATTCTTCTAGATTTTATGAAGAGATGAAGACATTCATATGGAAAGGAAACAAAGCTCAGGCAATGAGAGGAAATTACAATGATGATCTTGTGATAAGCCTTGCAATTGGCTTGTGGCTTTATGATTCTGCATCTGATCACAGTAGAAACTCTGCAGCCCTCAATAAAGCAATGCTAGATGGGATGTCTGTAAAGAAGAATACTTTTGACATGCCTAGAGATCTGCCTGGAGCAATAACAGACGGAAGACCCTACAACCCAATAAGAACTGACGACGATAAAAAAGGTTCAAGAAGATGGGAGTCTAAGTGGGGAGAGAGAAACATTATACCTCCTGAATTTGACTGGGTGTATAAATAATTTATATGGTGAATCCTCTACAGTATAGTAGATTTGGAGAATTTTATGGCCGAAAGTAACAGAGATGGCCTCTTTAGAAGGCTGACAAAACTTTTTAGAAGTGGGCCTGTTGTAAAGCGTAGAATAAGAGCTGCTAGTACAGACGGACAGTCTTCTGCATTTGACATATTTGGAAAGACGCAAAGTCATGTCTATAGCACAGCAATGAGTGCTTACGGCACTTATGATAGAATGGCAAGATATTCTGATTTTAGTGAAATGGAATATACTCCAGAGATAGCAAGCGCACTTGATATCTACGCAGAGGAATCTGCAGCAACAGATGAAAATGGCCATGTTCTTCACATCCATTCTGAAAATCCAAAAATTAAACAATATCTTGAAGATTTATTTTTTGACACAATTAATGTTGAATTTAACTTAACGTCATGGGTTAGAAACTTATGCAAGTACGGAGACTTTTTTCTCTTCAATGATTTAAGTCCGGATCACGGAATTATCAATGTATTTCCGATTCCAGTAAATGAGATTGAGAGAGAAGAAGGTTTCGACCCAAAAGATCCAATGGCAGTAAGATATAGATGGGTTACTCAGGGAAATCAAGTTCTTGAAAATTGGCAAATTACACACTTCCGCTTACTTGGAAATGACGCATTCCTACCGTACGGATCTTCCGTCCTAGAATCAGCTAGAAGAATTTGGAGACAGCTTATTCTAGTTGAAGATGCAATGCTTGTGTATAGGGTTGTAAGATCTCCAGAGAGAAGAGTCTTTAAGATTGATGTCGGCAATGTACCGCCGGAGGATATTCCCGGGTACATGGAGCAGGTTCAGTCAACACTTAAGAGAAGCCAAGTTGTTGACAAAAGTACAGGAAGGGTAGATCTAAGATACAATCCACTCTCAGTCGATGAAGACTATTACCTCCCAGTGCGAGGATCTGAATCAGGAACTACAATAGACACACTCGCAGGAGGTCAAAATGCTACTGCAATTGAGGATGTTCAATATATTCAGAAGAAACTATTTGCAGCACTAAAGATCCCCAAGGCATACCTTGGATATGATGAAGGTCTTGGCGCAAAAGCCACACTTGCTCAAGAGGATATAAGGTTTTCTAGAGCAATTAACAAGATTCAAAGAACAATAATTTCAGAACTTAATAAAATAGCAATTATACATCTGTACACGTACGGATTTGAAGGAGAAGATCTACTTGACTTCAACTTAAATT